GTTCAATGTAAAATTTGACATCTTATACCCCCGTCCTGACGGATTCCATATTATTCACGCTCTTTAATTTCCGGTTAAGCTGCCGGAACGCCGCCTCGTCGCCGAAGAAGTTGCCGTGTAAGTGCAGGTCGCGGACAACACCGGAACCAATAGCACGGGTGACCGCCGTAGCAACCTTATCGGCTAACAGGTTGTAATCGATAGCCTGGTTGGTTTTATCCAGTGGGATCACCGTCGCGCCACGGTTCAGACTGACGATCTCCGGGCCCGCCTCACCGACCATCGCCAGCCCGGGTGTCATGACGATCCCACCACGGGCGAGCGCTAACAGTCCCGGGATAACCCCCGTGAGATCCTGCATTGAATTGTATGCCGGTACGTAGTATTTCATATACCATACATAGTCCTTGACAGGTACCCCGACATTCTTCCAATAGTTCAGAACGGATGTATCAATGATTGTGCGTGGAATATACCCGGACTCCGATGTGGGGTCCACATAGAACGCCTGATACTTTGCTGAACTACTGGTCCCCGCCTGTGCGATGAACGCCGGGGTCCTATCTGTATTAGTAGGGTCGAACGCCCTCGCCGTTGCACCTGAAGCGTTCCCGGATGATTGTGACGGGCCGGTGTATACCCCGGCAGTATACGACGAGTTAGTATTCAGGACCTCCCCAGATACATTCACTAACGCCGCCGCCCCGGGTGCGGTCTGTGCCGTGCTGCTGAACAGTACACCGGGAACCGACCCGACATCGGATACCTGCTGGTATCCCCCGGACGCCTTCTTAATGTAATATTTCCCGCCAGAGGTGTATACCTCCTTGGAATAACTATCGACGTTTGCCGTGCCGATTGAGGTATACCCTGCAGGAACAGATACCGGGTTACCCTGTGCATCCGTTACCACACCAGTATAATTCGATGTGTTGGCGTTGCTCTTGCTATGCGCCACATATTCAGCGGTTTGAGCGGCAGCCGTCTTGATCTGGGCGAAGGTCTGGTTAACCGTGCTCTCAACATTCTTAGCGGTAGCCGCGATCTCATTGATCTTGCTCTTGGTGCCCTCAACGCCAGGCGAGATGTTCCCCGGCATACTTTTCCCGGCACTACCGATATTCTCAATACCTTTCTTCGCGGTATCAGCCGGGCCCGTTAACCCTGACAGGAACCCGGAGATCTTACCGGCAGCCGTCTGGATCAACCCGGCGGAGGTGGTGCCTTCGTTCCCCATAGCCCCGATCTTGCCTTTCGTCTCGTCGATCTTGGGGTTAAGCTCGTTGCCGAAGATACCGGCCAATGTCTTGACCGGCCCACCGATTACCGTTAGGATGGCCCGCACGGCGGGCGAATTAACCAGATCGATGATCTTCTGGATAACCGCCTGGATCGCCGATTTCACCGCATCGAATAGGACGATCACCGGCTGGAATACCTCTTCAAACTTCTTACGGGCGGTCTCAAGCGCCGCAGTTATCGTATTAATAATATCCTGGAACGTCTTGGTAATCGGTGCCAGGATCTCTTTCACTTTATTAACGACATCAGTAAACGCTTTCCCAATCGCAGCGGTAACCTCGTTGACTTTAGAAACAAACTCATCGAATTTTGTTTTTGCTGTCAGGATAGCGTCAGTGATCTTATCAACGATGGTGGTCCGGAGCCCTTCAAACACAATAACGGCATTAGTGCGGAACGTCTCAAACGCCTGCCCCATCTCGGATACTTTATCCGATACCGTCTTCTTGATACCTTCCCATCCGGCTTTTATATTTGATACCATGGCGTCGCTGTTCGATACCAGCGTATTGATCGCTGAACAGAACGCCTCGATCTTCTCGATCACTAATTTAATAGCGCCGAATAATGTTTCGCGGAAGAATACGGCTATCGGATGGTTCGCCACCTTGCCGAACCAGTCAACCAGTGATGTCAACCCTTCAATAAACAGGCTGATAGCATCAATCAGGATCCCGATCAGGCCGCCGAGCGCTTTAAACGCCACGTTCAAGACGGTATCTACTACCTTACCGACAACCTCCAGGATCTTCCCCAAAGCTTCCGATATGGAGATCCCGCCGGTCATCTTCTCAAACAGTTCGTTTATCTCGCCGAACAGGTCACCGAACGCCGCCTTAAGTTTCTCGACGTGTGGCGAGAGGGACGACGTCATATTACCGAACGCCGACTTCACGCCTTCAAACCGGTCAACCGCGTAGTCCTTGAACGTCCCCACTATATCCTGTATCCCAAGAAAATTTGATTCCCAGGCGAGGTAGAGCGCAGCTACCGCCGCCACCACGCCGGCAATTGCCAGGACAAGCGGGCCTAATGCTATTGTAATCCCGCCGACAGCTACCGTGCCCGCCGTTAACGCTGCTGACATTCCTGCCAGCCCGGTAGAGAGCCCGCCAGCTACCGCCGTCACGCCACCAATAAGAGAAGGTAACGCCATCAGGAGCGGGCCTATCGGGATAAGCACCTGTGCGAACTGCAGGAAGCCGCCTACCGCTGTCTGTAACGGGCCTGGGAGATCGGTTAACACGCTGGCGAACGTGCTCATTGCACCGGCAGCCGCCAGGGTTGCCGGGACCATAGCCTCACCAAGCGCGATCTTCGCCTCTTCCATCCGGTTATTAGCGATCTGGAGCTGTGACCCTACTGAATTAACCTTCGTATTAAACTGGTCATACATGAACGACGCATCGCCCATCTCCGCGATCAGACCCGGCAGTTCGTCTTTCTGCCTCATCAATGCGTTGGCCGCGTTGACTGACCGGGCACCGAACAGGTCTGTCAGGATGGTGTTCCGTTCGACCTCAGTATAATGAGCGTTCAGCACGTCATCCAGATCCGACATGATCGGGATCATCCCTCTAAAGTTGCCGTTCGCGTCAGAGACGGCGACACCCATCGCGCCCAGTTTATCGATCACCTGCTGTTCAACCAGGTTCATCAACATCATTTTGAGCGCTGAACCCGCCTCAGATGAATCAACAAAACTGTTTTGCAATGCGACGTTATATGCTGCTAGTTCCTGGAACCCGATCCCCAGTTCAGAGGCGACGTTAATATTCTTCATCATCTCCGCCAGGAAATCGTTCAGTTCCCATTTACCGACACCAACACCTTTCGCAAATATCTCGGTGGCCTGCGTGGCGGTAAGCCCGGTATCCTTATACGCCTCCATGGCGTTGATCACGGCGTTCGTGGCGTCTTTCAGATCAACTGATCCCGCTACCGCCAGTTTAGATGCCGGTTCAATCGCCGTCATCATCTCTTCAGCGGACCACCCTACCGACACCATGAGATACATAGCGTCCGCGACATCCGACGCAGATAACGGCATGTCACGGGATAGATCTAACGCTTTCTGGCGCATCTTCTCAAGTTCGTCAGTCGCTACCCCTAACGCCTGAACCTCCGTCATCGCGCCTTCAAACCCTAAAAAAGCCTGATTGATATTATCTGCAGCAAGTTTCGCGCTAATACCGATCCCGGTTAACGCTGCACCCACCTTAATAAACGATTTCTCGAGATCAGCACTCATCCCCGTGCCTTTCTTCCCGATAGTATCAAGGGTGCCGCTGGCCTGATCTATTGCCTGAATTATTAACTGTAACGTATTCGCCACGATTTATTCCCCTCCTCGCAGCCGTTGTTCATGATAAAAAGAAGAGACTAAGAAGTAACGCTGCCCCGGCGTCAGGGTGCCTTGCATCTGTATTGGGTAACCAAGCTGGGACAGGAGAAACACCTCCCGCCCGTCACTGGTTTGAACGAAAGGATTCCAGCTCTTTGATAGCCTCTTCGCTGATACCGCTGATATCGTATACTCGTTTCGCTATCATCTCCAGAACGCCTGCACGGTTGATCCTCTTGACTTCATCCGGGGCCATCCGGGGCTCAACTAACGCCATGGAAACGGCCATCACGTCAGCCTCAAAATCATTTATGACGGTCTTTTCCAGGTCAATAGTGATACTGTTATCCCGTGCGCCGGCGTTGGCCGTGGTGGAGAACCCCCGGAGTTTCCGGGCTTTCACCTGCTGGTATTCAGCCGATGAGAGCGGGCGGATCCGCACCTGCCCGCCGGGGACCTCAACCTCAACCGCCGCCTGTGTCCCGGCGATCAGATCATCTTTCGTAAGGAGTGGAATGGTCATCCTCTCCTTACGCCATGGTTCCGGTACCGTTCACAAGGCTGCACAGGATATCGGTATCCACCGTCGATGCGTCGTTAAGGACAACATCGTTGCCGACCATCGCCCGCACCGAGATCTCCTGGAGGAGATTGTCACGGCCACGCGGCTGCTGACGTGCCTGTTCCATTACTGTATTAGGGAGCAGGATAGTGAGCGCCCGGCTGTTGGTCGGGCAGTTCTGTGCGATGGTTATCTCGATTGGCAGTTCAGTTGACCCGCAGTTCTGGATGGTGCTAGCATTACCCCAGAACAGGGTCATCATCTCGGTATCCGGGAACAACAGGCTCATGTTACAGGTAACATCTCGCCCGGCGAACTGGTATCCTGACGGGAACCGGCTACCTACCGTCCTGCCCGTATCAGCGTTCGTGTTGTTGTTTATGTTCAGGGTGAACGATTTACAGACGGCGTTATAATCCTCTGAATTAACCTCCACACTGACATCGGCAAACGTCATCGGGGCGTCTGCTGGCAGCGTGAGATCACCGATCCCGCTCTTGATCGTGGCCTTGCTATCCTTCTGTGCCATGATCCCTAGCGAGGCGTTCGTCAGGCCGTTATCGACTGACAAAGCCAGACTGTTCATAACACAACCGGCGAAGGTATGTTCAAACACATCTTTCCCTACCCTCGTAGTGAACGACTGCGGGGTGAGTGTGTCAGTACCATACAGCTCATGCAGCGTTGACCCGCCGGTATACACGTATCCGCCCGGCAGTGCCCAGCGGAGGAACCAGCCGATAGTCTCAATATCAAACGCATAATCGACGTTCCCTGATGGGTAATAGAACCCGGGAACTTTTACCCGTGGCGCCCGCCCCATTCCGGACGGCACCATGATCTCCGGGGCGCTTGGGGTATCTAATGTGACCGATGCCGGGTCGATATGGAACGTCGCATCGACTGCCGTCCCGAAATTGGATTCAACCCCGAACCCGGTATATCTGAAAATGTTAACCATTCTTCTTAACCTCTTATATTATTCGATTTCATGATCATGATCGTGTAGTCGCAAACGTGACGTTCACCAGCGCAAGAGCCGAGAACGTCTGTTTTTTCCTATCAATCGGTGCCGCGGGGTCGAACCGGTCACTCTTCAGGCCGGACACATAATCCAGCCCCAGGGTGTATGAATCCAGCAGGATCCCCCGGGCATCGCTTGCCAGTTTGTTTGCTAATATTCCTCCCGTCCTGCCTTCAGCGGCAGGTTTGGTATTATGTACGGATCCCGTATCCGGCTGGTCGCTCCATGTAAGCGAGGCAATAACTATAGGCATCTCCCAGATCTCACGGACAGAGGTAAGCGCTGACGGAGCGGCTAACGTGCCAGCGCTCCACCACAGCCCGGGGTATGGCGGGGTCGGCATATCGGAAGACATCAGGCCATACGATTTGACCTCTTCCAGCTTCCCGCCATCCTCCATTTCAGCAACCAGATAGGTTTCCACCGCTTCCAGGATACCCTCGATTGAGGCGTATAGCGTGGTGATCGCCATACTTAGCCCACCCCTTCCGACTGCAGCCTGCCTATGGTATACCCGTCAAGGTTCTGCCGGTTCATCCATTCGATAGCCCTATCAGCGAACGGGTTTGGTTGGGTACCGTATCGCGAGATATGACGCCATATAGCGCCGGCTGGCAGGTTATGCCGTTCAGCCCATTGCCTGATCGGTTCGAACGGCGGGGTATACGGTGCATGACCGGCTGCCGGGCCTGTTCCCTGGTGGACGTATAGCGAATAGTTCTGGAAACTCACAATCTTCCTGCTGAAATTGTCTACCTTCTCGGTACCCCAATTGGATTTGTTATGCAGCAACCCCTGATCCGTCGGCGCTTCCTCACATACTTTCGCTAACAGAGCGTCAGCTATATCGTCTATCGACCCGCTGAACACCCGTTTAACACGGCGCACCAGCTCGTCGGTATCGCCTTTCGTGCCGTCAGAGAAGGTGATCTCGTCACTCATATGATCGTATCCCTATCCACAAACGGATCGACACCGGCGTTCTTATCCAGCTTAAAGTAATCTTCACCGGCGTCTGCTCTCAAGACGTACTCGTGTTCATACTCTAACGTCACGCTGGACCGGGCGGCTTTAATGATCGCCTCCACCTGTCGCAAATAGGTGGTGTCTCCGGGTTTCACCCATTTCCACGAGGTAGGATCCGCCGTGCTCTCGATCTCGATGGTCCCCTGTTTGCAGGTGTAGAGATGCGCCACCAGCAGAGCGTGGCAATGATCATACGATGTTGAACTGAGATCATCGCCGCCCATGGTGGACAACATCTCTTCCGCCACGTCGAAGTAGTAATCAAACAACGCCGACGTGAAGTTACCCGCATCGCTGACGGTATACGGGCTCACCAGCGGGATACTGTCTTCAGTGATCGCCATTACGCACCCCCGCTTATCAGGATATCTGCCACCTTGCCCAGCACGATGGAGAGGATCATGATGACAATGGAGTAGACGACAGCCTGGCCTTTCGTAATCCCTACCTGTTCAGACTGCCACCGTTCAATTGTGCGGAGCCGTGACTCGACGTCGGTGTTTACCTTTTCGATCTTCCTGTCGATCGTCTCAACATCGCTCGCCACTAACCGCAGTTTCGCTTCCAGTATCTCCGCCATCGCCCGGATCCATCTCTCATCGGACTGGTCAAGAGTCATTATGCCCCCTTCTGTAACACCCAGACGTCTTTCCCGTTCACCTTGAACTGGTGCATATAGATCTCAATCCCGACGTCTATCAGCTCCACCGCCGTCATGAGCTCTTTATATGTATCGTATTCGGTGCACGCCCAATTTGCCATCTAGATCACACCTTAGGATCCAACGGCAGGATGCGGGCTGACAAGCATAAACTTAAGCTGGCCGTTCTCTCGGTATGGGTAGACCTTGAACGTGACGGTAGTGGCGAGCGCGATGATCGCCGCGTCTAACGCCGCCTGAGTCCCGTATTCCGTGCAGGTATATTTCGTCATGTTTATTCTACCTCTTGAATATTATTCATCTCACAGTCCTGGCGATGGAGTCACCAGCATGAACTTCAGTTTTCCCATGTGTTTGTAGGGGATGACTTCATGCGTTGACGTGGTATCCAGCGCGACTATCGCCGCGTCCAGGAGTGCCTGGGTAGCGTATTCAGTGCATACATAGTTAGCCATGAGATCACGATCCTATCTTCGGGTGAGGCGTCACCATCATCCATTTAGTCTGGCCGTCGGTGTCCACGTAGGGGTATACCTCAAACGTGGATGTGGTATCCAGCGCCACGATAGCGGCGTCAAGCAGCGCCCGGGTGCTGTATTCCGTGCAAGTATATTTCGCCATTCAGGTCACCCGACCCTCGGATGCGGACTGATCAGACAATATTTCGTGGCGTTGTTGTCCCGGTATATCACGATATCAAACGTCGTGGTAGTATCCAGAGCCTCAATAGCTGCTGCCAGGGTTGATTCGCTGGTATATTCGGTAGCTGTATAGTTGGTCATGGGTTTACGTCCCCTCTAATTAGTCAACCCGCATCGCCAGCACGTAACAGTCAGCGGCACAGTTGGTATCCTTCGTCGTAGTGATTCGGAGGGTCCCGCCTGCCGATATGGTTGCCCGCGTCTCGTCGATGGTGGTCGCCCGTCTCTGGGCGTATTGTGTGGCCGTCTTAGCGATGTTATCAGTGATCGCATTGCTCCCGTTAAACAACTGGATTTTATCGCCTGTGGCGTGTGCTGCGACGCCGGTATTATTGAACCAGAAATCGATTACTTTTATCTTGTGCGTGCTAACGACATCGGTATTCGTGGCGTCGTTCGGCGCAGCGATCCGGAATATTACCGGTAGGCCGCCGATCACGTTGGCATCCGATACGCTGTCAGCAACAAGACCGGTGAGGCTGTTAGCGGCGATCATGCTCTGTTCAACCGCACCCGCCGCGATTGTCACCGCACCAGTCTTATCGATGGTTACATCACCGGAGAGGGCAACATCTGCGCCTGCACCGCCGTCACCCACAAGGATATGAGCCTCGGTTAACGCGATCATTGACGGTTCAACGGCCTTCGCCTGGATTGTCGTGACACCGGTATTTGATATTGTTACGTCGCCTGACGGGGTGACAGCGGTAGCCGTGCCGCCAGCGTCACCGACATAGATCTCACCTGAAGCGAGCGTCAGGCCGCCTAAGGCCAACGTGTCAAGTTCTGAATCTATAAGGGTAAGCTCCGCCGTGATCTTCTCGGCAAGGGACTTCCTTTTTTTAGCAAAAGTTCTTGCATCTGGGGCTGTATAAGCCATTTATTATTTACCTCCTGATATTGTATTCGTACTGGAGCAGTCCTCTTTTTCACTGAAGAAAAAAAGGGTAGTTTTAGATTCCGTTATCGTAAAGAAGCCCGTATGCGTTGATTACTACAGGTTTCCCTTCGACCCAGAACTGCATGATCGTATCGTGGGTATCGTCCTCTTCAAAACTCTTGAAATGAACGCCCATGTTCGGCACGGTCTTCTGCGTCTTCTTGCCGTCCTGCATGGTGGTATAGGTGATCCGTGCAGTCCCGAACTTCGGGTCGACGTAGTAGTGGTATTCACAGGCAGGGTTACCCTTATCCACAGCAAGGGCATACCCTTCAGTGATCCCAGAATCCAGCCCCGTGACAGTGCACCCGGCAACCGGCACATAGATACTATCCCCGTTCCCGCCAGGCATCCCATAGATACGTTCCTGCTTGACAGCGGAGATATCCATAGCGGTCAGGTATGCTTCCAGCTCGGAGAGGTTTTCGACATCCACAAGGACATCAGTGAGCCTATACGGGTATCCCTCACGCCTCATCTGGTATTTGAGCAGACGGAGATCTTCGACTGGTGTAGCACTGGGAGAGTCCCAGGTATCCGTCGGTGTCCATGTCGGCGTAGTAGCGCCGCCGGTCATCGCTGCCAGGATCTTGGTGTTCAGCCATTCAGCCAACCAGAACCCGGCGTTCTCGTAACACCGCATGATCTCGTTCTTACCGGCATCCTGCCGGATCACGTTACGCGGGAGACGAACGGAGAATCCGTTACTTTCCATGAGTGCAGCGGCGGTGCTCGGACGTGAGAAATCAAGCTCCGGGAATGCGCCACCTTGGGTATACCCGACAGGCTGTTTCTTCTTGGTATCGCCTGACTTGCTGGTGTCGGAATATATATACATGAACTTGCCGTCGGATTCGGGCACAGGGCGCACGAAATCCAGCGCGACAAGGTAAGGCTCCATCTTCTCGTAAGCAACACGGAGCGCCACATCGGATCGCAGGTAGCGATCATTGGTTCCTGATACGGTCATTTATGATCAGCTCCCTGTGGCCGAATACATCAGCCCGGTAATCCCAACGAGAATCGTATGGGTATCTCCGGCAGTCGTTGCCGGTACGTAATGGAACGGGATATATCCTGCACCATTTGATGCCGCCTGGATGAAACACAGTTTGTGGTTCGCGTAGGTGTCGGCAATATTGAGGTTCAGCGTGGTCGTGACACCGGGGACCGTGGCGTTACTGCCGTCACACTTGACGATAGCTTCGTCGATCTTGGTGATCCCGCCCATAATCTCAACCAGTGCGGTGCGGTAATATCGTCCGGTCAGCCGCTTGGTAAGCGAGTTTCCGGCGGTAGAGCTCGGAGGCATTACCTGCAGGACAGGTTCAGAGATGATCTTGCCGATCACCAACGTATCCTTATCGACCGCCTTCTCAACAACCGGCAGCCCGTCACAGGCGTCAAAGGTGACAGCGGTATCATTAGCGATTGCCACGTAGTCGCCCGGGTAGAGCTCCGCCGACCAAGTAAGCCCGGTAGTATACAGGCCGTCAGGGCCATACACGCGGGTGCTTACCGTAGGGTCGCCATCGTTCAGGATACAAGTGATCTTGCAGTTCGCTGCACCGGGATAGTTCCCAGCGTAAGTTGTGGTATAATCAGTAGCCATGTTTCAGTTACCTCCGCCCGGTAGATTCCATGAACTCGTCGTAAATCTGATCAGATTCCGGTGAGCCATGGGTGAACTCTTCGCCCTCTTCCTTCGTCGGAGGCGTTGTGGTCTTGACTGCAAGCACGCTCTTCAGGAAAGCCTTGGTGTCTTTCTCGTAGGCGTTCCGCAGTTCCTCTTCCTTTCCCTCTCCGTGAAGCATACCCGTGGGAAGCTGGTTCTTGACCTCCAGCCATTCCGCGTCTGCTCTCTCTTTCCGGAGTCCTTCAAGCTCAGATTTCGTATTGGTGAGCTCTTCCGTCAGAGCGGTGATCTGGGTGTCGCGTTCCTCAACCAGTTTCTTGGCATTGGTAAGTTCCGTCTCCAGAACGCCGACCTGGTTCTTCAGTTCGGTATCCATTGTAGTTTCCTCATCCTTGACGGGTTCCGGCATCTTGTTTTTCAGAAACGCCAGAATCGTCTCGAAAGCGGATTTCAGTTGCCCTTCCGGGCTATCGTCAGTCATATCATATTCCTCAAGATTCAGGAGCATGGCGCTAGGATCACGGGGTCCGAATGAATCAGAAGGTTCAAAATACAGGATATGGTTCGGTTTGATCTGGCCCTGTATGCGCCCGTCATCCCCCACATTGCATAGAAAAGCCGATGACAGGCTCAGTTTCCCTTGATCGTAGAGCGCCTGCACCCGTTCATCCGAGAAAACAGTCTTTATGGTTAAACGGGGTTGTCCTGTTTTGACTATCGCGGCGTCACTATGCGACCCGCAGATGGTGCCCCCGACATCCTTCAGGGCGTCATCTAACCGGCCTGATTCGATCAGCCGCCCGTCCGGGTGCCTGGTGGCGTATACAGCAGGAACGGCATTCCACCCACTTTCAGTTCCTGCGAAGTTGGTTACGTCAAAATAGATCCGGCGTCCGTTCTCGTATGTCATCCAGCGGTTTAACGCATGAATGATCGTCTCATGCCCGCCTTGTGGGTTGGCATGGGTTACCACTTGAACAGATACGAGATCGCGTTTAGGCTGCCCGTCTACAGTGTCATCTGTAGTAAT